ATTAGTCGCTGGTGGAGCAATCACTGAAGGTGCTGTAATTGGCACATCTGCTGCTGGTAAAGGTTCTGCCTTGACCATCGGTGGTTCTTCAGGAACAGCATTTTACATTCTCGGAACTTCCCTAGAAGAAGTTTCTGCTGCGAACTCAGTAACAACTGTTGTTGTTAACTGTGCATCAGCAGCCCGTGGATTCTAAGGAGACTATTAAAAAATGCCACAACCAAATATAAACCAAGTCCACATTGATGCGATACTTACAAACATCTCTGTGGCTTACATGCAAAACGCAGACAACTATATTGCTGACAAAGTATTCCCAGTAGTACCAGTTGACAAAAAGTCTGACAAATACTTTACCTACACCAAAAATGATTGGTTCAGAGACGAAGCGCAACGCCGTGCTCCAGCAACCGAATCAGCAGGTGGAGGTTATGGAATTTCAACAGATACTTACAGTGCTGACGTATGGGCATTCCACAAAGATGTTCCAGACCAAATCACTGCAAACGCAGATAATCCATTAAACCCACTTCGTGAAGCAGCAGAATTCGTAACCAACCGATTGCTACTTCGCCGTGAAAATCAATTCGTTTCTGATTTCATGACAACAGGTGTATGGTCAGTTGATATTGCCGGAACTGCTGGAACAGCAACTGCCGGACAAACAGCAACCCAATGGAGTAACTACACTTCTTCAGACCCAATTGAAGACATTGAAGCCGGTAAAGCATCAATGTTGTCAAAGACTGGTTTTGAAGCAAACACCCTTGTATTAGGTTACGATGTATTCCGTCAACTCAAGAATCACCCAGATTTAGTTGACCGTATCAAGTACACCTCTTCACAAACAATCACCTCCGAAATGATTGCTGCGATGTTCGATATTCCTCGCGTAATCGTTTCAAAGGCAGTGAAAGCAACAAACGTAGAAGGCGCAACAGAAGCATACGCATTTGCTACTGGTAAAACTGCACTTCTTGCACACGTTGCTCCACAACCGGGTCTAATGACTCCTTCTGCTGGTTACACCTTCTCATGGACTGGTGTTTCTGGTGGATTAGGTGCAACAATTGGAACTTCACAATTCCGTATGGATTCAATCCGTGCAGACAGAGTCGAAGCCGAAGTTGCATTTGATAACAAAGTTGTTTCAGCAGACTTAGGTTATTTCTTTAACAACATCGTTGCTTAATTAGCAACTTAATTTAGGGGGTGGGCTTAATTGCTCGCCCCCTTATTTAATAGCACGAAAGGGAAAAATGACTTTCAGTTATTCTGGAGACCCGGCATCTAGTACAAAAGATGCTGTCAGATTTTTATTGAACGATACTACTGAATCAAATGAAACTAATCTTTCTGACGAGGAAATAAATTATCTTATAGCCCAATGGGAAAACGTTTACGAAGCAGCACGCGCAGGTGCAGAACACTTAGCAGCAACTTACGCACAACTTTCTGACACTTCTAAAAGTGTTGGCGATATATCAATTTCTAAAACTTATTCGAATCAAGCACAGCAATATCACATGTTGGCTCAAAGTTTGTATCAACAACGTTTACGCAAATCAGGTCCAATTCCAATCGTTAACCCAGAAGCAATTCAATCAACAGTTAACCGTGAACCATTCACACCTACTACCGACTTCGTTGTTGGTCAAATGGATAACCCAAGTCCAACAGCGCCGGGTACTGGAATACTAGATGGCTATTGATGCTGATTTAGCAGACTTAATGCAAGACCGAGTTGTTTTTCGTGCAGGAACAGCGATAGACAATTATGGTAAAAGAACTTATTCCACAGCCGGAACAGTTATTGGTCGTCTTATTTATGATGACATGATGGAACGCACAGATGACACCCGTGAGTTCAAACAGACAGGAAAGTTTTTAACTTTTGGTTCTGCAACAGTTGATTTGAAGTATCGTATGACTTTGCCTGATGCTAGTGAGGCAATTATTTATGCTGTTGATGTTATGAATGATGAAACAGGTTTAGTGCATCATTTGTCAATTAAATTTGGGCAATAATGCCAACATACTATGCAAATGTTATGGGTGCAGAAGAATTAGCAAAAGCACTATCAAGAGTTCCTAGAAATACTGAACAAGTTTTAAGTAAAGCCCTTTATGAAGAAGGTCAAATGGCTTTTGCTGAATCTCAACAAATAACCCCTATCGATACTGGTGCTTTAAGAGGTTCAGGTGTTTTACATCAACCAAACATTCAACCAGATAAAATTTCTGTTGCATTAACTTACGGTGGTCCTGCTGCACCTTATGCACTTTTTGTTCACGAAATTTTAAGTAGTTATCATGCTGCCCCAACGCAAGCAAAATATTTAGAATTACCAGTTGCCCGTAGAAGTCAATATTTAATACGCAATTTAGCCACTAGAATAAATCACATGATTAGACAGGAAGTTTATCGATGACCACAATCCTTGAATCCGTTGGTAGTTATTTACAAACAGGTGCTTTTGGCACGGCTGGAACAAACATGTTTTATGGTGTTCTTCCAGAATCCCCAGATGCTTGTATCGGTATTTTTGAATATGAAGGTTTAACCCCAATGTTTACTATGGGTACTGGTGGAATCATGGTTGATAAGCCAGCAGTTCAAGTTCTTGTTCGTGCAACTAGAGATGATTATGTAACAGGTCGTGATAAGGCAGATAATATTAGAAGATTTTTGTCTTCAGTTACTAATACAAGTTTGTCCGGTTTAGATGTTTTAAGAATTGAACCAACAGGTTCAATCAATCCTCTTGGTGTTGATAAGAACAGTCGTCCGTTGTTTTCAGTTAATTTCAGATGTCATGTTGAATTTTAGACACGCCGATGACCAATACCACAGACCCGTACGGCAAGGGTTCACAATTAGATAGTGAACCAAGATGCTGGCGATGCAGTAGATTACTTGCTGAGTTCGTTACACGTCCATGGTCAATTAGATGTGGCAGATGTAAGGCATCTAATAAAAGCCAATAGGGAGTTCGCTTGAAACAAATCCGAAGTTATGGGTCTGTTGAAAAAAGGGAAACTGGTAGGTGGCGAGCAAGACTCGGTAGGGCTGACGGCTGGAAGACCCTTGGTCAGTTCGAAACTAAAGAACAGGCAGAACAGGCTTTGGAAGAATATAAATCTAAACATGGAATCGATATAGATGAAAATACTGAAGAAGTTATTGGGCAGTCATCAAAACCATTTGCTGAAATTCATTCAGATGGTGGCATCATTAACACGGGTACTTTAACAGAACCATTAACTGATTGGGATAGCATTTTGCTATCATTCGGTCTTGACCCAAATGTTTTCATGGTCCAAGATGACAAAGTTCGCATGTCAAAGTGGCAAAGTTCAAAACGTTTAGAAAACGGCGACAGAGACGTAATTTTCTTATACTCTTATCGCGCAACTTTCACTAGACGTAAATCACCAAAGATTTCTGAAGAAGACATTGAAGAATTACGAAAATCAATTCGTAGATACAAACCAACATCAATTAAAGAAACAACTGAAGCACCATCAACCTTTGTTGTCCTTTGGGCTGATTGGCAACTTGGTAAAAGCGCATCAGGTGGTATTAAAGGCACAGTTGAAAGAATTCAAGATTCATTTAACAAAACACATAACCGTATTAAAGAGTTACAAAAACTTGGAAGAAACATTGAACAAATCGCGTTTGTAAACATGGGCGACCCCACTGAGGGATGCTCAGATTTCTACAATTCGCAAACCTTCACCGTGCAATTAAATCAACGCCAACAACTTTTAACAGCGTTAGATTTATGGACAGTTGGTGTTACATCAATGTGTGACCTTGCACCTAAAACAAAATTCATTTCAACTTTGTCAAACCACGGAGAGTGGACAAGAAGAGGGGGGAAATCAATTACGGGAGACAGTGACAGTGCCGATGGTTTCCTTGCCGATACTTTGAAAAGAATTTTAGATACAACCGATGTGATTGATGAGTGGCATATTCCACACGATGAGATGACAACACAAGTTAATTTATCTGGAGTTGAATGTGCTTTCACTCATGGTCAT